ACGTGCGCCCACTCCCCAGTCCCGGTGTCGGGCATCGAAACGGCTTCGTTGTTGTTATTGTAGAGAGATGAGAGAGACTCTCCAAAACCAAACGCCCATCCATCGGCCCCTGTGTTGGTTGTATCAATCCACAATTGCCAGTCCATAGTTGAGAAACTATCCCGTTGGGCGACGATGATCTGTGCGTCTCCCGAAAAAGACACGAAATAAACCCACCCAACGAATGAGAAGTCTTGCGAACTATCGAATTGGAACGGAGCCGTCTCGTAGTCATCCGTGTCGAGAAGGGCGTAATAATCTCCCTCCTGTCCCCCCTGTTCAAACGTTATATCGCCATTGCCGGTTAGATCGTTGTTGTTCCACGCATCGGAAAGGTTTTGCTCGAAGCGGTAACGAGCGATCCCTGCGTCGGGTATTGCAGTTGCGTTTACGATTCCGCTTGAGAAAAATCCACTCATCGGACCCTCACAATATCGTAATTCACGGTCGGATTCTGCGAACTGTCCGTTTCCTTGATTGTTAATTTGTACTCCCCCGTTGACGTGTCAAAATCAAGTTGGGCAGCTAACCCAGTTACGTCTGCCCCCGGATCATCAACCCCAATTGCGGGCCAAAACGTTGCATCGGTGGCTGTAATCCCTGTACTTACTGTTGCACTCCCACTTGAGAGACTGACTTGCCCGCTGTCAACAATTGCCTGTGCAAGCGTATTCCCGCCAAGTTGATATTCGCCGGTAAGATCAACTGTTGAGGCAACCGCAAGTGTATTGCCGTCTTTCGTAAGGTTGGAGCCAGCAACGACTTGTCCGGCCCCGCTAAACCGAACAAAGGTTAAATCAGTAGACCCGACTGTAATTGGGTCGTTGGTGGTTAGGATAAACCCGGCATCGCCAAACTCGGTGCCTTCATTGACCCACACGAAAAGCCCGTCTGTCACCTCCGAATCGCTATCTGCATCATCACTTCGTGTCCACGTTGTCGGATCGGTAGCCGTCACTGCATCATAAACCCCGTTTTCGCTGGCCGTTGTTTGGTCTTTCAGCAAAATCCGGTCTCCATCGGATAGCGATATGCCGTCTATGGGGTTGGGGTCCGTGCTAGCTGTCAGATCAATATTATTGTTGGTTGTGACCCGCACTGAGTCTTTTACGTTAAGGCCTTGTTCAAGACTATCAGCATAGGATTTGGTCGCCACATCGGACCCGTTTACGGGGGTTCCAACGTTCGTGATTCGGGCAGTGTCTATATCAATCAGATTATTCGGGATTCGGATTACAAAATCACCGCTTGATTCATCAAGCTCAACAAACGGTCCTCCACTCGGCCCTATGTCAATCCGGCTTGTCATGGTTGGATATTACTCTGAGAGGGGTTAGGCGTTAGGCCTTATAGTGGATGATTACAACACCTTGCGCTCCACTTCCCCCAGTAAACGTACTGCCTCCAGTTGTATTAAAAGCATACGTGCCACCAGCACCACCACCACCATACCCAGTTGCATCTTTACCGTTAATAGCTTGTTGTAAATCTGAATCAACTTGTTGGGACTCACCCCCCCTGCCATAAACAGAATCACCACCCTTTGAACTTTTAACGATAAATGGTTCTGCATAACTTGCATCACTCCCCAACCCCGCATCCCCGTTGCCAGCTGCCACAACCACATCACCAGCACCACCACCTCCAACTCCACCATCAAAAATATCTTGGTTTGAAGCGGTGCTCCCCGCCCCACCACCGCTTGCAGTGATGAATGAACCAAATGAAGAATCACCACCGGCAGATGTATTTGACCCACCACTACCGACAGTCACAGAAATTGAATTATCACTAGATAAGTCAACAATGCTTGCTGCATACCCACCACCTCCACCACCAGAACCTAACCCAACTGTATTAGTTCCGTCTGCATCTCCCCCGCCACCGCCCCCACCGACACACTCCACAAATGCTTTATCAACATTTGAAGCGTCAAACGTGCCATCGGCTTCAAACACATCTATTGTATCAAACCCTTCGGTAATCCCCACATTGGTGAGAGTCGCCCCGTTTAGATCAACGTTTGTCGCTCCCGTTATATCCAGATCGCCGCTGTTTTCTTGCAGATTAACATACGGCCCGCTTGTCGGTCCGAGATTAATATCTCTTGCCATGCGTACACGTCATGCCTAAAACCGCAAAGTGCTTTGCCCTTAGAAGTTCTCTACCAACCGCTCAAACTCAATTTCTACCGAATAGATATAGTGGTCGGTTTGTCGGGCAATTTTTTGCTCTCGAAAGTCCGTTGAATCCGTTGGTTGCACATCATGGAACTTGGTTCTGGTAAAGTTGTCAGCCATATACCGCCGAAAGGTGTTTATGACTTCATTTCTATATTCGCGGGCGGTGCTTTCACCTTCAAGCGTCCAAATATCAACCCGCACGGTTTCAATCTCTTGCAGCGTTTGATCCGTTGGGGCATATCTATTTAGTCCCGCGCCACCAATCAATTGCACGTAAATAGCCGTATTTCGGTTGTTTTGTCTACCCTTCATCGGGACCTCTTCGGCTAGATAGAACTCTGGTTCATCACCGGGCCACCCAGAATTGCCCTTGAGTAAGTCAATCGCAACTTCGCGGGGGTCCGTGGCAAAACTTGAAACGACAAATTCCGTTTGGGCCGTGTCTGTGTCGGTTGCAGTCACCCCGACAAGCCGCACCCGCTCTGCCGTGGCTATACTAGTATCGGTATCAACCCCATCGCCATCAAGCAACCGCAAGCGTGTCAATTTACCTGTTGTGGTATCACTATCGCTTGCCGTAGCCTCTAATAGCAATCCAATTACTAACTCAACACTCAGACTGTCGGTATCGCTTGTTTGAACGGCCAAATCCCGAATCCGGTCTAACGAAACATTCAGACTGTCGGTATCATTTGCCACCGCTTGCAGGATTCGGGCGACAAAAAGAGCCGCTTGTGCTGTGTCTTCATCCAAGGCCGGATTGACAGTATTATCAAGCGTTAAGGTTCCCTCTACCGTAAGGGTTCCAGCGACTTCCGCACTATATTCGGTGTCCGTTCCAGTAATGGTTTGACTATCAGTGACTTCTAAAATTCGCCCCGCTTGCAGTTCAACCGGGTAAGTTTTCAACACGCCATTCACTTCAAGCGTGCCATTCACTTCCGGGTTATTACCGACTAACAACGTCTCGGTAGTACCGACAACAAACACATCTCCCCCCGCAACTACTAAGCTCATTAGCCGAGTGTGTAACTAATTTCGCCGGATGGGAACCGTACATCTTCCCCGCTTGTTATGTCCGGGTCGTTCACTTCATCCGCTATAATGAACCGATCCGTTCCTGAATCAAAAATGGCTGCATCAACAACAACGCCCCAATTGTTTTGAGCCGTTCCAAAGTCAACAATATTCGCGTTTTCAAGACTCGTTTCTTGATTTGCTACATCCGCCGTAACGTTCCAATCCGCTTCTGCAACACTCACCGAACTGTAGTCCGTAGCTGACACTTCTTTTGAATCAAGATCCGTTGCGTTGTCGTCGTAATTCAATTCCGACGTGAACAACCGCACCTCTGCTCCACCACTAATCAGTACATCAATCGCGTCCGATGCTAAAACGTCGTTGAATCCCGGTCGTGTTCCCATGAATACTACTTACCGCAAAAACGCTAAAGACTTTGGCCTTCTGCTATGTCTGCAAGTGGCATATCACTCGGGGCTTTGTGCGTTGTTCGGGCGTGGTCCCTCAGTTGCTTTTCTGACGGGTACGTTTCCCCACACGTGGCACACGTTAGCCTATTGGGTTCTTGCTCTTGTGCCCCCTCTAAGAGACTTCTAATGGCTTGTAATTCAGCATGGATACCCAAGAGAACTGCCTTTGTGTCGGTGTTCTCTATCTGTTGTTCAAATCGCTCCTTTTCCTCGGTGTCGGTGTCAAAGTCTACTGGATCGGTGTACATTATCGGATTTCATTTTCTATGTATTCACTCATGTCGTTGCGACTGTACCATTCACTCTGCGCTTCCGCGCCGGGTCTGAGATACGGCTGTTCGTCGATCCCCTCTTGGGCGATTTTCCATTGAACGTAATATGCCAGCCCTTCATCGGCTCCCTGTCTGTTCGCCCATTCAATCAAGGGACGGATCGGCGGCCAGTAGGGATCTGTCCCGAACTCCATCGGCATAGCGTGACTCTGACCCCCCACGCCCCACACTACATCCCCATCTCTTACCTCAGGAACGAATTGAGCCATACTATGCCGAAGGTTGCCCCGGTCTTCTGGAACGTGCTCCATCGCTACGTTTTGCCCTCTTTGGGCACCGTCTAACAAGAAGCGTTCTATGCCTCTACTCACCTTCCCCGATACGTTGTCAACCCCTTCGAGGGACACGCCCATGTCTATCATCGGCTACGGACAACCCCTATGCCGAGTCTGTCACGGAGGTACAAATCACTAAACATCCGTCCGTATCTCGTTTCGGTAAGACTGTTAATCGTTTCTCCCGTGACTGTGTTATACGTCACGTTCCCACCTTCACCGGATTCTGATTGTGCCTCTCCCCCTTCGGCAAGTTCCCATAGGTGTGCTGTGAGTAGTTTGGTCGCGTCGTCTTCGTTCCCGATTAGTGTCGGCAGGGTTGCCACTCGATCCTGAAACTGGTTTTGAATGAGTGCCTGTGCGTGGCTCAACAGTTCGTCTTTTACAGTATCGTCTAACTGTTGCCACCCCTTCGACCCGTAGTTCTCAACGTCGGATTTGGTAACTGCCATTAGTACATTGAAAGGTTCCCGTCTTCTTGAAGGGCGGGGCTAAGGTCTACGTCACTTCGTGGGGGTTCTGCATCCTCGATTATCGCTACCATGCCGTCTATCTCGTCGGCGTTGTGATTTCCGCTAATCCATGAGGCTATTTCTAAGGCCGCTGACTGGCCGTTGATGCTCTCCGTTGGATGGGCCGCTGCTATCCCTTGTAGGACCATTGCATCAACCTCATTGGTTAGCTCAAGGCTCCCATAGGTGTCTTCTTCGGGGAGCAACGACGGGAAAATCTCATACTCTGCCATTTCGTGTCAATATATGACATAAACAGTACAAAATTCTATCGGTGGTCAGAACAATACCCAATTGCCGCCCCGATGCCGTAAACACGGGTCTAACGGTGTCGGTAGTGAATGAACCACAGGTTTCCACCCGTTCCCTGTGGGGACTTACGGCGGCTACCCTTCCGTCACAAACACAACACAGTCTTGTGTACCCGCACTCCCGGCACTTGTGACATTAATTCGTAGTTCATCGTTTTCTCCTAAGACTATATCATTTCCAAAGCGAATATTGTTCCCGTCGCTATTCGCCGGGACAAATACCGTCCCTTCACTCCCCTCTGTGTTGAACACTTCTAACCGGACTCTCGCGGAACTGCTTGGGTTGATAAAATACACCCCCGACACAAACGCTTCATTGTCACTATCATAGATTGTTGTTCTCCCAGTTGTCGTTGTATCTATTGTCTGAAAAACAGATTTTGACTGGTTGTTATTAAAGTTCATTAGTCACGGATACTTGCAATCGTTCGCAAGTCGGCCACATCCTGTGCGCTCCCTTCGGCATCCGTCCGGAGGGGTTCAAGCTCATACGTGGACTTCTTTTTCTTTCGCGTGAACTCAACATCGTCCAAGTCGTATTGGGCTATCTCTATCGGCCCCCACTCATCTATGCCGAATGTCTCTTCCCGCGCTTCCCGTCGCTTCTCGTGCCATTCGGCATTGTACTCCTTTCCAGATCCGCCAAAACTTTTGAGCATTATAGTTCCCCCACGGCTTGTTCAACGTATTCCTTTGCGTGGTCCGGTCTACCTATTTCGTAATAGTCCAACGCTTCTTGGAGGTTCTCACGCACTGCTTCATTAGACTCTGTGGCTTCTAATACCTCAAGGATAGCATCGGCAGTGGCTTCACCCACACCTTTGATTTCCATGAGTTCGGCTTTCAAATCGGGCATACCTACACTTGTCACTAATCGGGTTTAGCGTTTCGCCCAAAAGAAAATTGGTTTGCTACGTTAGGAGTGTTTGATCCGGGCACCAGCATCGGTCTGGTGCCAAACGTGATCGACCTCCATTCGGGCATTGACCGCCTGAAGGTCACGAATCGGGTCGTCGTACTCCTTCATCTCAATGTCGTTGAAGAGGTACATCCCAAGCCGGTCTTGGTCGTAAACTACGGCCCCAAAGTCATCAGTACCGGAGTAGCCCCAACTCGTTGCACTGGGGAACTCATCAGCACTGGTAGAGGCAACCCCGTCACTAGATCGGAACCCTTCAATTCCAAGCAGCGGGAAGGCAACCCTATCGCGGATACCCTCATCATCGCCGAACTCGTTAGCCTTCGGAATCACCGCGTTATTCTCGGCGGTGTTGAAGAGTTCGTAGGTGAACGTCGGATGCTGAACTGCCGTGTCCGGCGATTCATCCGACAGTTCGACCTGTTCGATTGCCTTGTTGATGGACGCCCACCCACGGTTGTCTTCCGCCGAAGCATCAACGTCGTTGCTTGAATCAACGTTATCAAGCAGTTCGTTGAGCCACAGACGGTTGTTCGTCATTTCAACCTGATGGCCCGCCCATTCAATCTGCTTCTCAATGACACTGACAAGACTCTGCCGAATGAGCTTGTCCGTCGCAGCCGCACCGACACCGAACCGCTCGGTGTCCCACTCAATGCTTCCGGTCTTTTCTGCATTGTCGGGGATAGCAGACCCTTCTGCGACTGCCGGAGCGAACTGCGTATCCTGTCCACGTGGATGATCGCCCTTATCCCGATCAACCGGATAGACGGTGGTAGCGTCACGGGCGATTTCTGCCTTCCGTGCCCCTTCAATCACCGTGTCAAAGAGTTCCTTTCGGTAGAGAACATCAAGGTTCTCAACGGAATCCTCGAAGGCAAGCGTCCGTTTAATGGCTCGGTCGGCGTGAATGACTTTCTCGCCAAACGGCCCCTCCTGCCAATCGGATTCATTCGTCGCACTTTCCAGTTTGCGGAAGGGTTCGTGGCCTTCGCCTTTGTACCCAAGCGTGCGGGTAGCCTCTTCGTCGTCATGGGAATAGTGCTTGTCCGCAAGATACCGCTGATGGGGGTTTTCGGTTGCCCCGAGTCGGCGGTATTCAGACTTGTTGTGCGGCCACACCTTCGACATATCCCGTTCCGAAACGCCCGTGGACATAGCCGGGTGTGCCGCAAGCAGTCCCATGAGTCGCCAATTCCGCCCGGTGCTTGCGTAGTTCGACAGTAGCCGTTTTGCTTTTGTCTTGCTCATTGTTAGTTCACCTGTCCGCCACGGTCAATGACACCAACGAAGGTATCACCCTGACTGCCAGCACTCCCATGTGCCTGTCCGATGATGTAATCTCCGGTGGTTCCTGCCGTGCCAACTTCACCGTTGTTGGTAGACGGATCAACCGTAAGGAAGTCACCCGCACTCACTGAACTACCAGCGGTGAACCGAACGCGGGCACTACTCCCAACCACAGCCACTTCATCACCAGACGCAACACTTTGCAGAGCCACGCCATAGGCTTGTTCACCGGCAGTATCAGCGGGGCTTACGCTCCCGTCCCCTGTTAGTTTCACGACCTGTCCGGCGGTGATAGCCGCATCCGCATTGAAGGATGGCGCTTCACCCTCGGAAGGCCGCATAATCTCAATATCGTTGAATGGTGCTTCAAAGGCCATTGCTCTGATAGTGTCTTCTTGCTATATCGTTAAAACGTATTGCCCTTTAGAACGAACTTGTCCGGGGATACATTGAACTGATATTGTCTATCTCACCCTCTTCAGCATCCCCGGAAAGCGTCTTGCGGCTACTCTTATCGGGTTGGTCTTCCAGTTCCGACAGTCGTTTTTCCAATTCGTCTTTAGCGTCCTGCAACTCCTGCACGGTTTCTGCATCGGCAAGCTCTTCTTTCGTCTCTTCAATCTCTTCGCTCAACTCTTCCGCCATGTCTTCGCCCATCATTTCAGACTTCAGTTCGTCCAACTCGCCCCACAGATCATCCATCTCTTCTTGAATGAGGTCAACCACGTCGGATTCATCAAGCCCCTGCATATCTTTGTCTTCGGGGTCTTCCTCCGGGTCGTCGTCTTCGCCTTCGTGTTCCGCCATTTCAAGCGCGTCCATCAAGTCACCGTGGAGCGATTCAGCCATGTCCATGACTGCTTCATCGTCCATTTCGGACACGTCAATCCCCGCTTCGGACATGGTATCTCGAATTAGGTCAACGTCGGCCATATCAAGCCGTTCGCTTTCAAGCCGGTAAGGGCTTTGCCCTTCTGACAGTGCCACGCCCCGTTCCGCTGTCTGTCGGGCAAAGTGAACGGGTTTACTTGCGGGGTTTTTGACCAACCCAAGGCCAGAGATAAACCCACTCACCAGTTCTTTGACGCCCATTTTCTCGTTATTCTCTATCTCTTGGCCTTCGGCGTCAATCTCAACACTCGGTCCCCCAAAGCCTTGCTGTCCGTTGGATTCTAACGCCGTTTGCAGGTTTTTGTCTGCATACTCCCCCGCTGCGCTACTGGTGTCCAAGACTAAATCAGCATAGAGTTCGCCATTATCCGCTTTGGCGTTCTGCATTTCACCCACAGTGCTCACATCATTACCAGAATCGTGCATGATGTTGATGTGGTTGTTCTCTCTAATCTCAAGGTTTTCTAGCCCCTTTGGGGAATACCAGATTTCTTGGCCGGATGCTGAGTCGGTCCACTTGCCGCTTTCGAGAACCTTCACGTTCCGGTAGACAACTTCATTCTCACCGAGTTCTTCGCGTTCAATCGGTTCGGTGTCTAATTCGCTTAACTGGAACACCGGAGCCGACAGGCTTGGATCAAGTTGTCCTGTGTCTTCTACGTCGGGGTCTACACACTCCCCACCGATCTTGATTTGTCCATCGGGGCAGTCATCCGATAGGTTCGCGTCTGGTACATCATCATCCGGCACACAGTTCGGGACTTCCCGTCCGTTTTCCTGCTTGAAGCCAACCATAGTATAGCCTTCCCAACACGGGTCTTCATCAAGTTCCTGAGGGAGGGTCACATCATCATCCAGTTCACTCATATCAAGTTGGTCCCGACAAATCGCAATCGCCGTGCTTCTATCCATGTCGGGGTTATCATCTAAAATACTCTTTTCGCAGTCTTTGACTTCTTCCGGAAGGTCTTCTTGGACTTTGCGAAGGACGTCTCGCCGCGACAGTTCGGGCATACCAGAGTGTTTGCTATTCTAACCAATACCGTTTTGCCCTACATCCACATTCTTCGTGTGTCAATCGGGAAGATAGACGTGATCCCATAATCAGACACCCCAAAGCACGTGGCTATATCTCGGTATTGTTGTTCTACCCGTCCGCTGATTTGTTCAACAAATTCATCCGGTGGTTTCGGACTTGCACTACAAATGATCGGTGGCCCTTCCCACGGGATTCTCCCAGAGATGTGATAATGCCCCATGGCGGCTATGTCAAAGTCGTGTTCTAGGAGTGTTTTCACCCATTCCTTTTCGCGGGCGCTTGTCTCTGCCTGTGGTCTACGATGCTGTCCATGTCGAAGGTGGCCTTTCAGTTTGCCCCCACGCAATGAAAAGTTCTTGTAGGGCCGCGCTTCCCCAATCTGAAAGTTCACGTTCGTTAGCTCCCCGAACTCTCTGATTTGTGCTACGGCGTTTCGGATGGATTTATAGAGTATTAGATCCGCGTTCGCTTGCCGACTCGTTCCGCTTGCTCTATGGCGTCCGTGGTTCCCGACTTGGCACACCACATTCACCGTGTCAAACTCTTTGCTAAACGCCTTCAGTTGCTTAATCAGCGGATCAATCAAAGCATCATGTTGTTCATCAAGCCATGCATCTAAGTCTTCAAACTGCCCCGAATAAATCCCTTCATTTGTGATAAAGTCCCCACCCCAGAGTAGGTGTGCTGTATCATACGAACTCCCGTGTTTGGCTTTCAGATTCAAACTCTGCCGGGTCACGTAGTCAATAATATCGGTGATGTTCTCGGTACAATACTGGATATTGCCGTCTTCGTCGCGTACTTCATCCCCGGCGTGCAAGTCAGTTAAATGAGTCACCCAATCTTCGGTCCCTGAATCGGCGTTGAGTTCGGCTGTGGGCGTATCTAAATCTCTAAAGGCCCGGACTGTCCTATTATGTCTCAGTTCCCACCAGCGGTTCGCTTTGCGTGTTCTCGTGCCTGTGTGTTCACTGCTTCGTAGTGTATGCTCACCCTCTATGCCGATTGTCTCACTGGTTTTGTCTATGTAGACTTGCCACCCCTGCTTTTTCAGGTCGCGTAGGTGCTGTGTGACAACCGACTTTCGTTCCCCGACTTCTTCGGTGAGTTCATCTAATGTTGTCCCGGTCTGTAATTCACGGGCGATGTATTCTTCCCGTTCGGTTAGTTCCGATGGGTCCGGTTCTCCCTCTGGTTCAACATCCAGTGTTGGCAGACTATTATCTGAACTATTATTATCTGACTTATTGTCTGGTTCGTTTGTCACTTCCCACACCCCATCATCCTTGGCAAACTCATACCCCTTCTTCCTGAGTCTACACCGGAGGTCTGCACACCCGCTTTTACTAATCTCCAATGCAGCAACTAATTCATCTACCGTTGCGGGGTGACAATCCAAGAACTCACTCTGTCGTTGGGTTGGCCCATCGGCCATACAATAGTATTCGTTCAATCAAGTAAAAGCGATAGGGCTATACAGCACGTACCCACGTCTTGCGTTCATTCGGGTGTACCACAAAGTCTTCCGGGCGGGCTAAGTCATCCTGCATTTCATCATCGTGTTCCGGGGCTTCTTCAATCAAATCCTTGAGTTCTTCAAGACTCACCGGGTTGCCCCCGTGGTTCGGGTTGGTCCTTTCTATCAACCACCGACAGGCATCTGTTGTTCTCGGTCCCAAATTTCCGCTCCAGTAAAATTCTTCACCTTCGGTAAGGCCTTGCTCTTCGTATCCATCCTCGCGGGCGGAATTGACTATTGAAGCGGTTTCAGTCCGGGCTATGCGTTCGGCTTCATCTCTGGTTAGTTCGCTCTCTAAGTCCATCAGACGGCCCGCTATACTGTCCGTTGTCCATCCATCATTCTGCGTTAGCTCTTCGGTCATGAACTCCCTCAGTTGCATAATGTCATTTTCAACCAGCGTATCAAACTGACTGAAAATCGCCCCCTGCATGATGGATTCTTGTAGGCGGTCTTTCACAAATTCGGGTAACGCTCGCTCGGTGAAGTTGGCTAGTCGAACGTCCCCATCGGCTTCAAACGCTTGCTGGTGCAATTCATATAAGGTGTGTTCCCACGCTTCCCACCCGTCCGTGTCAACCGAGCGCCTAAAATCCGTATCACCGGAGAGTTCTACCCCTTCGGTGTCTTCTATACTCTCAACGATTCGTTGTGCCTGTTCAAACGCCGGATCGCCGCCCCATGTTCGATCACTAAACCACCCGTTATCAAAGTGGCATTTGTCAAAGTCCGATTCTTCGGCCTTCTCTGGTAGACTGCTTTCGTCGCACTCGTTGTTGCCTTGTGCCCTATGCCGACTGTGGAAGTTGGCTATCTCTTGCCAAAACTCCGGTTCAAGTGGCTCGTTGTTGTCGATATGATCCTTTAACTGATTGATCCGTGCGGCCCCCTCTTGTTGATCATCGGGATTGGGTAGCCCCTCTTCATCTATGAACTCTAAGGTTGGCTCGATTACATCTAAAATGGACTCATTCGGTACAAAGTCGTCTTCACTAAGGCCCGTGTCTTCGGTGTACTTGTCTGGTATCTCGGCTAAGTCTCTATTCTCAAGTTCGTTGTCCACCGCTTGCTCTGCCGCACTCCCGAAGAGTCCTCCGTCTGGTTGGTCGTCTGGTGATTCTATATCTTCCGGCGTTCGGAAACTCTCACCTTTCTCTTCATCTTCTAAGTCAGACAAGCCGAGTCTATCCCGCGCTTCGTTGGCAGTCATGTACTCCCCGACAGACTGAATCAGACTTGCCATATCCGTCTTATCATCAAGGAATGGGTCAAAGACGACTTCCATATCCTGTGTATGGTCAAACGGACTGTAATCCCGCACAATCGGTCGTAGGATGTCTTCAACGAATTGCTCACTGAATCGCCGTCTATCCGCTTCGTTCTGCAAGGCTAATAGATCCTTCCGCAGTTCCGCTGGCATACCAGACCCAAGCCCGTCGCTCCCGTGGTTCAAGAGTTCAACCGGTACACCAAGACTTGTCGCAAGCATCCGCATATCACGTTCCTGTATCTCGCCAAAGTCCACAGTAGCAGGCTCTTTCAAATTAATGTCCACATCGGGGCCGGTAACTTGTGTCTCCCCCGGCCCTATGTCGGCAAGGCGGTTTCTAATCCGCCGGAGTTCGTTATCATTCAGTTGGGTGGCCCCTTCCCTGCCCGCTTGTGCGTGAACAAACGGGTAGCCGATTCTCTCGGTTGCCTCTCGCATAGCTTGTTGATTTGCCCGGAAGGTTTCAATCTCTTCTTGGGATCTAAGGGCTTCACTAATGCCGGTCTTGTCCCTTCCAGACGACTTGTTGATGATGATAGACCCAATCTCTTCCGGGTCAAACGTCGGGGGATTCGCAAAGTCGCCTTTTAGGTGTTGCTCCCATCTAGTTATATCCCCAAATTCGTCCGTTCTGGGTAGCATTGTCCACGGTTCGATACACTCAATATGGCTAAATTCACCCCGTCGTGTCTCTACCGTTTCGGCTAGCCCATACGGATACCACAAAGCGTCTTCACCCAAGTCTAAGGCTAAATCATCTATTGGACCGACGTTTTCTTGGAGCCATTGCTCTAAGTCGTCTGACTCAGCTTGGATTTCTGTCCCCGTCCCGAATTTGATTAAGGCTTTACTATGAAATACCTGTGAGATAATCCCGCCAGACTCTCGAATCTGTTTTACGTCCCGAAGGTCTGACTGTGATATATCCTGCCCCGAAAACGTGACACTATATCCAGACCCACCGCCCTCTACCTGTGTCTGTGGCTTTGCCTGAAGGTTTCGACGTTTGGTTTCGATGTACTCATTCGCGTAACTACGGAGATTTGAGAAAAAGCCCGTTGAATCATCTGCCATGTCGGGAGATAAAACCCCAGAATCAATAGGCGTTTGGGCTACTCTGTCCGCTCGGTATCCGGAGGGAATGATCCATGACCCTCCGACTCAATTACATCGTGTACCTCCACGTTGCTAATATTACACTCCTTCGGTGCAATATACGACGTAACCCCACCCTCATCGAGGTATTCCTCCAATTTGATCGGTGTGCGTTTCTCAGGCACCCAACACACATTATCGGGCGTCACGTCAATCTGCCGCCCCTCGTCTAAGTGGTCCCACTCGTCGTCTCGCCAGAACACCGCTATACCGCCATATTCAGCGGCGTGTGTCATCCAGTCGCCATCAACCCGAACCGCAATACGATTGCCGGTAGATGGATGTTTAAACTTTGCTGGCTGGTCCGTACCGCTTGTAGACTCTTCACTCATAGTCTTCAATCACCGCTTGGAGTTCCTTTATCGCTCTAGTAAGACTATCACGGTACAGAGTGGGGTCGGTGTCCGTGCCTTCCCATGAGTCCAACAGTGCTTGCAGTTCCCCTATTGGGACGCTCTCTTCTTGAGTCATTTTCGTATCCGTCCCTCTAGTTCATCCGCCATTTTGCTCGGTAGCTGTGCTTCCATCTCTTCAAAGTATGGGGCTATCGCTTTCTCTAAATGCTGACTCAAAATACGTGCGTCTTCAACGTCTATGGTTTGTTCTCGTTGTATTTCGTTTTTACCCTGCCACGACTCTACTAACTTTTCTAACACGGATTTATACGACTCTCTACTATGCGCTTTCAGTTCGTCTAGCTGTGCCTTCTGGGCTTGCGTTATCTCAATTGTGGTTGTGTCGGTCATTGTTCTTCTGAAAGCCATTCATCAAACGAATGGCAACATTGTTCACACAAATCACGGGTACGGCTTATTCCAATGTGTGTTGCGGCTGTGATACGACAAGAGTATTCCGTCGAAACGTTTGCTACATACCGATAGTCTGTATCTACATACCGCCCACAACGGTCACATTTGTATGCGTCAGCCATTATGAAATCTCGAGATTTATAGTTGCGACACCTTGCCGCCGATTGTGAACGAGCCTTTTCGGTCGGTATACTTCACATCCCTTTCCGTGATGTGTTCGCCACACGCCGGACACATGGCGTTTTGCGGGTCATTAGTTGAGAACTCTGCCTTGCACACGTCGCATTTGTATTCCGTCATTGTAATCACCCAATGATGTTGTAAACGTCCGTGAAGTGTTCAAGAACTCGGGTGCTGCTACCGAGTCCACTAACCGATTCAACACGGATTGTTTTATTATCAAGATCCCGACTGAGAACCTTGAACTTCTGACCGCTACTTTTCTTCTGGATGTAGTTACCTTCTGCAACGTCCGTCACACGTTTGAGGGTCATGTGTTCCGTCATTGTCCTTCTACACCTAACAGCAATACCCATAGCTACTTATAGTTTACTATAGCCAGCTATACCCTATTCTCTATTCCTAAAGTAGCGGGCGTCACACTCGGGACAAAGCCAAATATCCATGACTAGTGCTTGCGATTCTACATAGTCCTGTGTCGCATCGCAGTAGGCCCCACAGTCGCATTTGTGCGGGTCTGGCAACCACGGACACAGATTCTTTGTCTCTTCTTTTGTGCGCTCTATGCCGCCTTCTAAGGCCTTCTGAATCGGTTTGTCTACCATAGGTCGGATTCCCCATACGAACCGCCAAACATTTGCTCTGACGTATTCACGTCGCTGTGATTGACCACCAGAGACAACGAGTCTATCATATCATCATGATTGCTTTCGGGCCACGCGAGCATCTGTTGGTGCAACTCAGCAAATCGGTTTTCGTCCCACCGAACGAATTTGACTTTCCCGGAGCTGATTGGAATACTCAAATCAATGATCTTATCTTCTTTATTCCGTGTGGTTTGCACAGGGACGGCATTAAGCCCTCTATCGGCTAATTCCTGTTGCAACCAACGTTGTGACTGGTTCGCTTCAATCACCAGTTTTGGATTATCGCACTCGTTGGCGACGGCTTGGATGAAGTTACAGCCCTCCTTGAGTGTCATTCCTCTCCGTTGGATTGTATCAGCGATATAGATTTCACCCTGTGATGGGCGAGGATAGCCAACTGTTACCCCCCAGTAATCAGAGTCCCTGTCTTGGGCGGTTTTACTATCCGCCGTCGCTGCTGGATCAACACCAATCACCGCTTCTTGGTGTGGTTTGATTGAATCGGGGGACGTCCATTCAAACATTTCGCGTTGGTAAATTCCACCACCGATTTCAACAAAGAGTCCTTGTACTTCTTGCTTGCGTATTTCTTCGGGCAAATCCTGCATATCTTCATGGTAATCATCTGGTGTATGTGGATTTGCCCATGTTGGAACTCCTGTAATCGCTAGTGTATCATCGGACTCATAGACATACCCCGCACCGTGTTCGTACTCTTCAGCATCTATGTCACGAACAAAGAACTCCCATGTATGGTTTCTGCCCTTCGGTGTCGTTGTGATGAACCCGTTTCGATACGCTCCCGTTCGGAGCCGTTGCATTAGAATCTCTCTCGCTCTCGGTGGGACTTCTGCCTCTTCATCTATCCACCACCATGCAAGATTCAAGCCCTTCAGCCGTTCCACAGTCCGACTATTATCAGCACTCAAAATTAACGCGCGACTCCCTTGTGGGCCGTGTATTCCCGGCTCTTCTGAATGGGCTGACTTGTACGTAAACGCCCCGTCAAACAAGCCTAAGTCTCGCATTTCGTTGATAATCACGTCAATAACCATCGTTCGCGTTGGAGCAACAATCGCACCTAACTCACCGGGGTTCCACTCTAGCATATTCCGAAGCGTGCGACTAATCCCCGCAAAGGTCTTGCCCGCTCCAACACCAGAGACATACCCAATATATCGCTTGTTGGATTGTACGAACTTGCTTTGCTCTGGTGTGAGTTCGTATTCAGTCGCTTTCGTCTGGTTCGCTGAAGTTGAAGACAATGCCCTCACCCCCGACTTCATGTTTCTCGGGTTCTTTCTCTTGATGGCCCGTATCCTGAAGCCACTCGTTCCAACTGTCTAACGCCTTCCGTGCTTCTTTCAGTTCATCATTTTCCAAGTGGTCTTGAATAATCCGCTTGTAGGCTAGTTCACTAGTGAATTTCGCCTCATTCCCGATCCGATTAGAATAGTATTCTTTCAGTTTATCTAAGTCGTGGTGTATCTGTGCATCCGATACGTCGAACTCTCTGCCTAGTTGTGACTTGTTCAATCCCCACGGGTGCCCTCGGTTTTCTATGATTCTCAAAATTGCCGCCCGACGTTCAACATAGCTGTATTCCGTCCGGGGTTTATCGTCTGGAAGGGAGACTTGCGTATAGTCAGGCTTGCCCATATCTAAACGCTTCTAAGCACGCCACTATAAAAAGACTGCGGGTGGCCTACTCTTCAATCCCGAACTCTTCAAGAATCGCCTCACGCCATGTTCTCGCCCCTTTCACGTCCCGTAGGGCTTCTATCTCGTTGTCCGTGAATGTCTCGTTAATGTTCTTCATCAGAGTTCCCCCGCTTGAACTGATAGCTGTGCATCTATCGGATCATACGGCATTGCTTCACCAATTAGTACCGCTG